GTTGTAAATAATGTTTATACAGTACCTAATAATTTTGAATTTAAGTTACCTCAAGATGCTAAAAATTTAGGACCTTATGCGTTAGAAGAAGCATATTATCGTGGAAATACACCTTATGCTCCAATAAAAAGTGCAGATTTATCTTCTTTAACATCTATAAGCAATCAATATGCTATGAATAGATGTTTTATGCAAACATCTATACAAACAGTAAATTTATCAAATTTACAAACAGTAAGTGGTAGATATGCCTTAAATCAAGCTTGCTATTATTGTTCATCATTAACATCATTAAATTTAAATTCTTTAACAACAGTTAGTGGAGAAAAAGCTTTTTATCAAGCGTTTCAAAGCACAGGCTTAACAAGTATAGATTTACATTCGTTAAAAACGGTTAGTGGTGCAAGTGCGTGTAGTTCTATGTTTGCAGCTTGTACAGGGTTAACATCTGTAGATATAAGTGGATTAGAAAGTATTACAGGCACAAGCGGTTGTGAATATATGTTTGCTGGTTGTACAAGGTTAACATCTATTACATTTAATTCTTTAAAAACAGTGACAGGTTCAAATGCAATGTATAGATTTTTTAGAGATATTGGTACATCATTAAAACATGTTTATTTCCCTGCATTTACTAGTGCAACATTTGGAAGCACAACAAACCAATTTAACGCTATGTTAGAAGGTGTTAATGGATGTACGGTTCATATGCCAAGTAATGTACAAACAGCATTTGGCACACGTTCTTTTGCTGGAACAAATACTACAGTACTTTTTGACTTAGAGCCAACGGAGTAAAGGGGTGGTTATGAATACAGAAACTTTACTATACAAAGACTGGATAACTTATTTTGAGGATGATAGCCTTAAAATTGAGTTTGACAATTACCCTGTTGTCAGGGATATTCAAATCTATCCTGATATGACAAAAGATGAAAAAAAAGAAATTCTTAAAAAACCATTTATCTTAGAAAAAGGCTTATGGTTAAAAGTAACATATAAAGAGGAGCTGCCTTATTCTTTCTTTATTCCGTCAGGTTACAGGTGGGACGGTGCAACTATACCGTTTGGACTTTATAACTTAATAGGAAGTCCGTCAGATACAAGGTTTAAAATAGCCTCAATGGTACACGATTTTTTATGTGAAAATCACTATGTCATTCAAAATAACCGTTATCTTTCAACAAAAATCTTTGACGGATTACTTGCAGAAGTCGGTGTTGTAAAATGGAAACGCTTTCTTATGTTTCACGCAATAGACAATTTTCAAAAAATTAAAGGGCATTGGGGGGTAAATAAAAAATGACACAAGATGTTGTTGATTTATTAATAGATATGATGAAGTCGCAAAACGAAAAAATAGATAATCTTGAAAAAAAAATAGACGGACTTATTGAATTTAAAAACAAACTTATTGGAATTGGTGTCCTTTTGTCAGTTATTTTTGCAGGTATTTGGGATTTCTTCAAAGGTTTATTTGGGAGGAATTAATGAACATATCAGAAAACGGAATAAAATTAATTAAACAGTTTGAGGGCTGCAGATTAAAAGCCTATAAATGCCCTGCAGGTGTTTTAACTATTGGTTATGGACACACAGGCAGTGACGTTAAAGAATATACAATAATATCGCAACAACAGGCAGAACATTACCTTAAAAATGATATTATAATCCATTCTAACAACGTTTCAAGACTTGTTAAAAGACCTTTAACACAAAATCAGTTTGATGCACTGGTAAGTTTCGAATACAACGTCGGGTATGGAAATTTTGCATCATCCACAATGCTCAAACTTTTAAATAAAGGTAATTATAAAGCTGCATCAGAACAGTTTGACCGTTGGGTTTATGCCAACAAAAAGAAGTTGCAAGGACTTGTTAAACGCAGAAAAGCAGAAAAAGAATTGTTTTTAAGAATTTAATATGAAATATAAATTGCTAGATAAACAAAAAGAATTTATTGAAATCCCTCATAATGATGCTCTTGATGTAGTTGTATATCAGGGCGGATATGGTTCAGGCAAGACTTGGGTAGGTTCTCTTTTAGGTATTATGCTTGCTAGAAAATATCCTGGTTGCAGAGGGCTTGTTGGTGCAAAAGAATATGAATTAGTTAGAAAAACAACTCTTGTATCTTATTTAGAACATTTAGAGCAACTTGGATATAAGCAGGGTGTTCATTTTACATATAATAAAGTTGATAAAATTATAAAATTTAAGAATGGTTCGGAAATTTTATTTTCACAACTTGATAATCCTGAAAAATTTAAATCTTTAAACTTACATTGGGCAGAAATTGAAGAGGCATCACAAGTCGGTGATAGTACATTCAAACAGCTTTTAGGTCGTTTAAGAAATACTTATCGTGGCAGAAATTGGGGGAATTTTAGATATCGTCTTTTTGGACATACAAACCCTCAAGCTAATAAAGATTGGATATGGGAAAGATTTGTTGAAAGTAAAAAAAACAATTATCGTCTTATTATTGCTCCTACAACCAATAACACTTTTCTTCCTGAACATTATGTTAAAGAGCTAAAAGATAGTTTTGACGAAGAATATTATAGAATAAATGTTTTAGGGGAATTTGGCAATTATAATAGTGGTTTAATTGTTAAAGGTTTTTCGGATGACAATATTAAAAAACTTAAATACTGTAATAATTTACCTTTACATCTTACTTGTGATTTTAACGTAGACCCTATGATGTGGTGTATTGCACATAAAGATGATGAAAGTGTTTATTTCTTTGACGAAATTGTCGTTGAAAATGCAACAACGGAAATGTGTATTAAGGAATTTATAAGAAGATATCCTGATAAAAATGCTCAAATTATAATAAATGGTGATGCATCAGGTGATAATCGCAGCACGCAGTCTGAATTTACAAATTATGCTATTATCAGAAAAGTTTTAAAAGAAAATGGTTATACAAACTTTAAATTTAATTTAAGAAAATATAATCCCCCTGTTTTAAATAGAATTGCAGCATTTAATGCAAGAGTTAAAAGTGCCAACGGTAAATGTAGATTATTTGTTGATAAAAAATGCAAATACCTTTTACAGAATATTTATAATTTAAGATACAAAGAGGGAACAACCATTATAGATATACCAACTATTCACCAAATTAAACAAGATCGCAGTAAAAAGTTTTTAATGCACATTTTTGATGCTGCAAGTTACTTAACTGAATATTATTGGCGAATTAAGTAGTTTTTAGAGGTATATTAATATCCTAATTGTAATTTCAGAGGGCTTAAAAACCATTCTGAGAGGTCATTTTATACAGCATTTTTAAAAATTTTTAGTACAGAAATTAAATCTTGATTTATGCTTGTTTTTAATTTATAAATAAATTGGGTGAATTGTCGGAGTTCTAACATAGGTTTGTTTACTCCGCCATTATTAAGATTTGCACCGAAAGGTGCTTTTTTGTTAGGTGTAGTGCGTGTTTTCGGAGTTCGAACCTTTTCATTTTCCTCTTGTTTTAGGGCTTTAATTTCTGCACTATTTATAAGTAAGTCAAAGACTGAATTAAGCACTACACTTACTTTTTTGTCCTTATAATAAAAGTTCGAACCTATAACCTTTAATATCTTTTTCTTCGTTTTAGGGCATGACCTTTTATACATCTCAGGTGCATTCTTACAGAAATTTTCTAATAAGTCTATTCCCTCGTCAAAAGTCTTTGCCGTATTGTTGTATTCTTTTAATTTTTCTATCAAATTATCTTTTTCTGAATACCATAAGTTGTGTTTTTCTTTCCAATATTCTTCCGTTACGTTTCCGTCCAATTTATCTAAATATAAATTGTCTATTCTTTTTTGTAATCGGTTTATTTGTTTTTGTATTTCCTCTACATTTATTTCTTCATATTCACTCTTTAATATTCTTGATTCTTTTATTCCCTTTCTTATTAAATCAAAAATTTTTTCTTCAGGTTTTGGAATCTTCTTAATCAAGTCCATAAATACATCATCAATTTGTTCTTCTCTGATATAATCTTTTTTACAGTTTCCGCCTCTTTTACCTGTGCAATGATAATATATGTATTTCCCTTTTTTTAGTTCTGCCGTCAATTGACACCCACAATGACCACAATTTAATAAACCTGTATATAAAAACTCGGTGTCGTGTTTTTTTGCTTTGCTTTGGTTGAATTTACTTTGAACAGAATTAAATAAATCAATAGATATTAAAGGCTCGTGCTTGCCGTCATATACTACACCGTTATATACAAATTTGCCGATATAAAAACAGTCGTGTAATATTGCTAATAATCTTGCTTTTGAATAAGGTTTACCCTTATGATTAAAACCCTCTGCAAATAATTTCTTTCGTAAATCTGTTATAGAATAAACTCCGGTATTATAAAGTTCAAATAATTTCACTATATAATGAGATTTTGTTGAATCAGGTACTATTATTCTTTTACCGTTAGAGCCGTCTGTATTCACATATCCAACAGGTGCTTGTTGCGGATAATATCCCTGTTTTGCTTTTTCGTTTTTACCCTTTTTTACTTCTTCTGAAAGATTATCTATATAATTTTTTGCCATTAAAACTTTTATGCCGTGTATAAATTTTTCGTGGCTCTTTGAATTTTTGCTTAAGACAGTTCCCTCTTTTATTAGATGAACTTCTAAATCATAATCTTCCAAAGTTACATAATCTTTAAAATTTCTATATAAGCGGTCAGTCTTTTCTACAAGAATTGTTTTTATGCCTGATTCTTTAATATAATCAAGCATTTCATTAAATGCTTTTCTTCCTGCCCTTTTTGCCGTTTCACTCTCGGTAAATATTTTTACAATATTTAGTCCTTTTTGTCGGGCATATTCCGTCATTAATTCAACTTGAGCAGGAATAGAAAAACCCTCATCTTCTTGTTTTTTAGATGATACTCTGCCATATCCGATTACATTGACCATACACTTATATTATCATATTTTTGCTAATTTGTGCTTAATAAGTTTATCAATTCAACATAAACCTTTACAATTTCTTCTTCGGTTACATCTTTTTTTTCTTTTGGCGGTAACAACTCTAATTCTAATTTTTCCCTTAATTTACTCCTTTTGAAAACTCCTGATAATCACTTTTGATTTTTTCTAATAATTCAGGTAGTGTCATATCTAAATTGTTTATTAAATATTCTTTTTTATATTCTTTATCAAAATAAACTATATACATATTTTTGAAATTATGACTTGGGTTTGTTAGTTGCATATATTTAAAACTTTCTTCATCTTTTAATGCACACATTAGCCAACCTGCACCAATTAGTATTTCATCATTACTCATTGAATTTAAAATTATATCTGAAATTTTAATCATTTATAAAAAACTCCTTAATAAATCAGTTATTTGGTCTGAAAAACTCTTTTTATCACTTGAATTACTCCAGATATCATACATTAATGCTTTATAACTCAATGAACGATATATCTCTCGCAAAATTATATCTACTCTCAATTCATCACGATATTTTAAAGTAAACTTGTTAAAATCTTCGCCTGATATAATTTCTAGCTTGTCAAAATATTTTTTGTGTTTTGAATATAAAAATTTTTGAGGGAAGTTTATTAAAAACTCATAAATCGAAGTGGATAACTCCACAAGATCATTGACTGTAAAATCCAACTCGTGGTCGGGATATCGTGCATATTTCTTTATCTGCGTTGTTAAATCCTCGTCTATCTTTTTAAACAAATAAAGATTTTTATAAATTGTATTAAAATCTTTTGTGCTAATTATATCCATAGCCTTACCGATTTTAACTGTTAGATTGCTCACTTTTTTTACTTCATTTTTACTCATTTGTTTATTTCCTTTATCATTTTGTAAATACTTTGTAATTCCTCAACTTTGATTTTCCCGAACTCGTCTAAATAATTTACAAGTCCATATAAGGCTCTATATACATAAGAAAAAGGTAGAAAAAACAAGTAAATTATATACATTAAAAATGTATTTATTATTATGATTAAACCTAAACATATAACATCAGATATTAAAAATATTTCTGAAAACTTTTTACATAAAAAACATATAATTTTATTAGTCATTGTCAAACTCCCATTCTAATTTTATTTGCCCTTTATCTATATTCGGTCTATACTCAACCCCGATATACTCTAATACTTTACCCATACCTAATTCATTGATTATGTATTCATATTGTCGTGGGTGCGTTTTTGCTAATCGTTGAAAGCGGTTAGGATATTTTTCTAAATGACAACCATATCCGCAGAACATACAACCTGTTCTTTGGCAACCTGTCGTATAGTATTTATCACCTTTTATAACATCACCATAAACACTTGCTATTGGTATATTGTAGGTAACTATATATTCCAAAATATCTTGTTCAGTCCAAAATGCTATCGGTGTTGATGTAGGTATTTTATTTTTAAAACCGTTGCAACCCTGTTGTAAATATTTTTGCTCTCTTAATTGACTTTCTTCTGCCATTGTTGCAATAAAAGGCACTTTACCTGTCTTTTTATGATAATCGTGTGCAGGTTTTTTCTTCATCACATTACAACATTTATTACTTATCTTAAATGGTGCATCAAGCAAGAATTTCCATTGTTTACAAGCATATTGCTCTTTTTCTTTTGAATACTTGCCTAATCCATTTAATTTTTCATAATGAGTTTTATATTTTTTGCCGTCTAACAAATGTAATTTTGCATTATAAACAGCCTCGCTAACTTCTTTACTAACTATCGGATAACCGTATTTTTCAAGCACTTTATCAAATCTTATTTCAGGTCTTAATATCGTTACATTATCAAAAGATTTTACAAACTGTCTAATTTCGGGATATTCTAAACCTGTATCAACAAATACCGCCTCAATATCAGGGTATAAACCTCTGACAATATGCAAAAGAACTGTGCTATCTTTACCCCCGCTAAACGAAACATAGCAACCATTAACTCCATAATAATCAACCCATTCCGTTATTCTTCTTTGGGTAAATCTGATTTTATCCCTTAAAGGCATTGCTTGTCGCATTTTTAATTGCATTTTATCGGGCATTGTTGAACTCCCATTCTATGCACTCTTTAACCCAAACCTTTTGAGATGTGCATTTTTTAACTATCTTGTATTCAGGACTTGATAATTCCTGTTTTAATTCTGCAATAACTGTTTTATTATCTATAATGTTGTCTTGTAATGTTTTAATTGTGTAATGTTGCTTAACTGCTATTATAGACACTACAAGTATGTATATTAATGTTATTATTGCTAGTGTTAGTATTATTTTATTTATTGTGTTCATTTTCCCCCTCTTTACTTTCGCTTACTGTTAATCTTTGAATAGTTGTTGGATTTTATCATATATTGCAGTATTTTCATACTCATCACCATCTGATGTTAATATCGGAGTATTATATACTTTTATACAAGTTTCTAATATCTCGTTTTTTAAATCCTCTATATTTTCTGATGCTAATACTTCGCAAGAAGTTTCATTTAATATGCATATCATCTCTAACAACTTTTCTGCTGTGATTTCAGGATATTTTAACTCCTTACATTGTTGGCAATTTTCAACATCTGCACAATGTATCGAGTATTCAGTAGCACATTCTTTTTCTATCCCAAACACGCTAAAAAATTCTTGCTCTAATTTGGTTGTCATTACTCCTCGCTTTCTTAAAAATAATTATCATAATCGGCTTGTAACCATTCTTTTATGCCTTTCTCACATTCTATTTCTTCATCACAACATTGAACGAATTGAAATCTGCCGTCTTTATATTTAGTTTTGGCACAATACATACACATTTTGCATATTAAACATTCTTTCGCATCATCAGAATCGGTAAAGAATTTAACCATTTCCTCAATGCTCATATTTTTAATTTTCTCGTAATTTGTCATTGTAATATTCCTCTTATTTCTTCTTTATCTTCTGCTGATAAATTTTCCCATAGTGCATTGATTAAGTTTGCAAGTGCATCAGCAAAAGTTTTACCGCTAAATATGATTTCCATTGACTTACCTAATGCTAAACAATAGCCAAATTCTTTTATATCAATATAATTGATGTGTAGTATATATTTATGAGCTAACCACTTAATCAACTCCAACTGCTTATGCTCTGTAAATGTAGGGTATAATCTATTGCAAGTGCTACCGTCTTTATACTCTATATGGCAAGCGGTAACAATTAAACACCCTGCATTTTCCATAAGTTTTTCTATTTCGTTCATTTAGTCCTCCAAACTTCTTAATTCTTTAACAGAATGAACACCTTTTTTTTGAAATATTGCAGACATTTGCGTTTTTATTGTACCGGCGGATTTTTGTGTTATCTTTATAAGAGCGGTTTGACCGTATCCCTGTAAAATTAATTGATATATTTTTTCTTCCGCTGGGGTTAGTTTATATAAATAACTTTTATTTAGCATTCTTAGTCCTCCAATAGTTCAAACTCTATTCTTACATTTGCTCTAAAAGTCCTTTTATAAATCTTTTTAATATTATGTTTTCAATAACACTTACTGCATATAAAATAACTACAATAATATTGTTAATAACTAAAATTAAATCTATGTTCATTCTTCTGCTCCTATCATTGATAAAATTTTATATAATATAAAACTAATCTTCTTGTAATATCAAAAATTGGTTGAAATATCCAATTATCTTTGTGTTCCAATATTAAGTCTATATCTTTTTTAAATTGTAAAATTTTATAATCATCAACCATTCTCTTCTGCTCCTATAACTTTAAGAACTTTGTCTTGCAGTTCTTTTGTGTCTATTCCCCATTGGTCTAAAATCCATTGGCATAATTGCTTGTATTTTTCGTTTTGTTCTTTTAATTTTATAAAATCTATTCCGTTTATCATTATTGTTTGCATAACAACTCCTTATTTTCGTATATGTTGCCGATAACCTCAATTTCCGTTTTAACCATTGTGCAGGGAACTATATTGCCATAATCTGTTTCATAATGAAAACAGAATGCTGCTATTTCCTCACAATAAAAAACATCACTTATTTGATTTTTAGCTAAATTTTTACACCAAATATTGATTATATCCCCCTCATAAATAAGTTTGTTATTCTTGTCTTTTAAGCCTGTGCATTGCATCAGAATATAATCTTCGTGTCTCCAATCAGTAACAGGATTTTCAACACAAATATAATTCATTATTTCCATATTATGATAAGGATTATCTCCCCATTTTGCTAATTTTTTTAATTTTTTGTCCCAAATTCTAAACTTAAATCTGTCCTGCATTATAAATACCTCTCTACTGTTCTTCTGATTTTCATTTCTTTCATATCTTCCAATTGTCTTGAATTAGAAAATATAAACTCTAACTGTTCAAGCATTATATAAACGTCTGCCATTTCTTCCGTTATTGCAAGAATATCCCCTTTTTCTCTCAGGTGTTTACACAATGCCTTTTGCAGTTCCGATAGTTCTTCTATCGCTACAATTATTTGTTTTTCTACTCCGAACTTATCTATTATTTTTTTGTAGTGTGTGCTATTTTTCATTTTTACCTCTTGATAGTTCTATTATTTCGCGAGACATTTTACTAACTAACAGTTTTAAATCTGAATTTTCTTTTTTTAGTTCTGATATTATTTCATTACACTTTTTTGCCTGTATTACTAAATTCTTTTCCTTATAGTCATATTCATAAGAATATTTTTGTAATTCTAAACCTGCCTCTGAACAGCATTGCTTTAAATATTTAATCTCATTTTCTAAATCACTTTTTGTCATTCTCTTTTCCTTA